GGCCGACTGCTCCAGCTCCTCGCGGTTGGCGCCGATGAGGTGCTTGGCGGCGGCCGGGTCGAGGCCCTTGGCGGCGACGACCTCGTGGCGGAGATTCTCGAGCTGGAGCTGCTGGAGCTGGGCCTGCAGCTTCGTGTTGGCCTCGGTGGCCTTCTCGAGCTCGGACTTGTTCTTGGCCTCGGCCTCGTCGAACTTGGTGGCCTTGGCCTTGAGCTCGTCGTAGTCGGCGAACTTGGCGCGCTCGCGAGCCAACCGGTCGCCAAGGAGCGCGTTGAGCTGCTCCTGCGAGGTGATCGGCTGGAACTCCGGCTTCGGGGCCTGATCGGGCTTCTGCCGGACTCGGGCGCGCTCGGCTGATCGGTCATGAGGGTTCCTCCTACGGAGTGTGTGTGGGTGTTGATCCGCGCATTGACCGCTGCGCGTTGGCGGAAGGACTTGTCGAAATCAGGCGTCGGAATCGGCACGTCGCGAGGACATGTCGATTCGGTCGTAGAGTCTTGTCGTGAACGTAGATCTCATCGCCGCGTTGGTGTCTGCGGTGGCGGCGGCCGTCTCGGTGGTGTTTGCTGGCGTTTCGTGGTGGGACGCGAGTCACTCGAAGCGTGCGAAGCTGGAGGCTGAGGCCGCGCGGGACGCGGCGCTGCGCACCGCCTCGGCCTTGGAGGCACTGGCCGCCGAGTCGCGCGGGCCGCTGTTGACGCTCACGTACCGATCTGGGAGTGAGTGGCTGCTGCAAGCGTCTGCGCCGCTGTCGATCACCGGACTGGAAACCAAGGTGGTGACAGAGGACCTTGAGTTTCCGATCGTGCTCGAGGCTGGGCAGAGCGTCGCCTTCCCCCTGTTGTCGGATTGGAGTGGACTGCCGCCTGAGCTGGTATTCACTCTCGACGATGGGCGGCGAGTTCGCGTTCCAATTCCTCCACGCGATGCCTGAGGTGGCGAGTGGTCGTGCGCACATCTCGGCGTGACTGGATGACCCCGAACCAGATCGAGATGGCGGCTCCAGTGACGGCGATCAGCGCGAAGAACAGCGCGAGCCCAGCAGCCATGACGTCCTCCTTCGTCGGGGCATGAGAAAACCCCGCAGGAGTCCTACGGGGTTTGTGCACGCTACGAGCGCTAGCTAGACGTCCAACGACTCCAGCGTGCGCACTGGGCGACCGAGAGCGGCCGAAAGCTGGCTGGCAAGATCCTCGGCGTCTACGTCAGCGAAAAGATCAACCGCTACATCGAACCCAAAGAAGGCGCGGTCCTCTTCGACATCGAATGTGACTGGGATCAAACGCTCGGCGGCTTCGCGAACCTCGCTCTCGGGGCCAGTAGTGAACAGGATGCTAGTCATGCTTCCAGTGTACATACGACGCACCGTCATTGAAGATCACCACCAGCTCGTCAAGCTGGTCGCCGTAGCTCCCGAGCGCGACGCTGACCGCCCTCTGGACTTCCGCAGGGTCAACTAGTTGCGACCACACTGCAAGCCTTGCTGACTGCTTGCGGCCCTTTCTGACTTGCGCCACCAACGCTTGTGCGGTGGATGCAGTCTTCAGCTCCATGGACGCACTGAGATCGATAAGCAGGGCATCTGGAGTCACTTCTCCATCTCCGGTTCTTCGTTTCAGGGACCAGAGATCAATGCGCAGACTCTCCGCTAGCCATGTCGCCGTTCTGCGCTCTTCGGGGGAGAACTCCATCCACTTGTTCTCCGCGGGAGCGAGATGCCCCATGAGTACTTCGACGCTCGGCGGCCGGACATCGCCGCGACTTCCCGGACGACCATGAAACTCTGGCTCATACCTCTTCGGGCCTCCATCGCCGCCACCGCCAGTTGTGGTCTTCGGCGGCTTCCGTCCGCTTCCTCCAGCGCCACCGGCTGCTGGTTTCGGCCCCGGCTCGGCGGGTGTTGAGCCGTCGCTGGGCAGCGTCGCGTCGTGGACGATGCCGTGGCCGTGCTCGCGCATCTGGGCGACGATGTTCTTCGGCGTGAGTGAGAGTCCTCCGTCGCGGCAGGCTTGGTAGGCGCGCTCATACAGGTCCGCACGTTCCTGCTCGATGGGGCTGAGGTCGCGCGAGTAGGCCTCGGTGACGGTGCAGCCGCAGTTGGCGTGGAAGTAGTTGACCATCCCGGAGTTGAGGTCCGGGTAGATCGCAGTGAGCGCAGCCTGATAGGCGCAGAAGGCGCAAGGGTTGCCGTCGGTGATGCGCCGCCAGCGTGCCTTGTTGGCGATTGCGGAGTTGTGGATCGTGCGACGCCCTGCGCCCAGCACGGTCTTGTTGGTCTCCAGCGCCACCTGCTGCATGTAGAGCTTCGCGCTGCGTGAGGCGTGTGGCAGTGGCCCGAGATCGTCGCGGGTTTCGAAGCCGCGGCGGAAGCGGATCGTCGCTGCCGCCCTGGCTGCGGCGTGGCGCGGATCGAGGACGTCCGGGACGAGCTCGGCGTGGTGACGCCTCGGGGCGGCGAGCTCGCGCGTCAGCCGGACATGCTCGACGGCTTGCGCGACCGAGCGGCGATGGTACTCCAACTCCACAGCCGGTGCTGCGAGGGCGTACTCCTTCTCTCCGACGTCGCCCTTGAGGAAGGCGGCGACCAGGTCAAGCGTCGACTTCGTTCCTCGCGCTCCGAGAGCGTGCTGGTCATGCTGGAAGCGCAGCCGAAGCTGGTGGAGCAGCTCGGTGGGCGGGGGCACGTGCTACTCCTCGAGGCGCTTGGCGTCCGACTCCGGTACGCGCAGCGAGACCGGGACGGCGCCGGTGAACTCGACGCCACCGAGGCCAATGAGGGTTGCCGCCGACTGCGGATCGACCCCGGCCCGGATGGCCACGCCGAGGGCGTCGAACTTCGTCTTCATCTCACTGCCCCCCCCTGAGGGGGCGACTGCGTGCCCTGCCTGCCCAGGATGTCGGCCAGCGGGGCGAGCGGGTCACTGGTAGGCCGGAGGGCGTTCGTCGCGGCGATCGCGGCGACGTCGTCCTCGTCGATCGGGAGCAGGCGGAGGGTGTCGATGGTTCCTGCCGGGAGGTTGCCGGCCTGGACCTGCATCGCAACGAACTGCGACTGCTCCGAGACGGAGCGGTGACGGGGGTCCCGCCAGCGCAGCGCGAGACCGCGCACTTCGGCTGCCTGCTGCTCGCTCAGGCCGCCCACAAGGGTGGTGGCGATGTCGAGCATGAGGTGCCGGCGGGCGACGTCGAACTCTCGTTGCTGGGCGAAGGCGAGCTCCACGAGCGGCTTCTCCTGCGCCATGATCGCCTCGGCCGAGGTGGGATTCGAGTCCTGGACAACACCGAGGTGCTGCAGCGGGATCGACGCCGCGGCGGCGAGGGCGGCGGCCTGCAGCCGGAACTGGTCGGAGAATGGCTGCATCGTCGCCTGCGGGGCCCACTCGACCTTCGCGCGGCGAAGCTGCGAATCAGGCTCGTCCTGCATCGCGGCATCCGGGAATCCCCAGCCTGCGCCGATGGCGCGCTGCAGCACCGGCACACCCTGCTCGTCGTGCAGGTCCTCGTCGGACAGGCCGAAGAACAGCGGCCTGGGCGACTGGTAGAACTCGGCCGCGACTTCCTGCCGCGCGAGCGTACGGGCCGCGGCATCGGTGAGCCCAATGACCGTCGGGGTGATCCGTGAACGTCCGAAGGGGTGATCGAGGCTCGGGTCATTGGTGTAGACCGCGCAGGGAACTCGCTCGGTCGAGTCGTACTCGTCCAGGACCTGCTGCGTGGAGGGGTCGAACTCGACCGCGAAGCCTGGGGTGAAGAGGATCGCCATCTTCTCTCCGAGTACCTGCAGCGCTGCCTCGACACGACGCGTGCGCCAGTCGATGAGCGCCGTCGCGTGGGCCGCGTCGCAGACGGAGACGACGACCTGCGGCTCGCCCAACTCGACGTCACCCTTCGTGGTGAACACGAACGCCGGGCCATGCCGCAGCGCCGACTTGATGGCCTGCATCTCGACCCACGACGCATTCGACTGCCGGTAGGCGTCGATCACCGCTTGGGCGAGCTCGCTGTCCGCGGAGACGGTCGGGGCCTCCGGGATCAGCTTGTTGGCGAGCACGTCGATGACCTTGCGCGGCCAGTCGAGCGGCGTGAGCAACTGCTCGCTCACGCCACGAGCCTGCGCCCGCTCCTTGGCGTTCGCGTAACGGTTCAGCTCCTCGTTGCCCGAGCGATGCGCATCAAGCTGCCCGCGGAGGCGCTGGAGGACATCCCGCTCGTCGGAGGTCAGTCGTCGCGGCATGGGCGGAACCTCCTTCTGGTCATCTGGTGGTGAACTTGCGATGGTGCAGGCGTCTCGTCTTGCGCCCACTGGGCGTCCTGGCGAACCCGGCGCCGATCGCCTCAATCCGGGCCCGCCACGCGAGAACCGCCGCATAGGCCGCGTCGATCTTGCGATGCGAGTCCGGGAACTCCTTGTAGAGCAGGTAACCGGTCCTGGTCTGCCGACGCTTCGCGTTGAGAACGTGCCGGGTCAGCGCCGGGGAGCGGTCATGCTTGGCCTCGCCTGCAACCACCGCCTGACGGAGCCGCTCAACGTACTCCGTCACCCGCGAATCCTTGCCGCGCGGCCACGCGCTGATCGGCGCATCACGCGAGGCGCGCACCCGAAGCCGCCTGCCGAACTGCGCCTCCCACCGGGCGACCTGCTCGGACCAGCCCGATGGGTCGGCGTAGAAGCCAACGACGGTCCAGCGGGCGAACGCATCCGCGACCGCCTTCGACACCTCGCCGACGTCGGGCAGCCAGCCCTCGCCCTGCTGCCCTTCGGGCTGCTCCCACACACCGACGACCGAGAGAAGGCCATCAGAGACACGGCAGGCGACGAGCGCCGTCGCGTCCGCCTTCCCGCGATTACGCCCACGGGAGCCGTCGAAGCCGAGGGTGACAATGTCGCCGTCGATGAGCTCCTCGTCGACCCCGGCCGCGTCCCACTCGACCTTCGGTATCCACGCATCCGAGGAATGCGTGATCTGGTTGAGGAAATCGGAGCGCGCCATCTGCGGGTCCGTGGCCGGATCCCAGATCTGCTCCACGATCGGATCGAGGTCGACCCAGCCCGGAGGGCATGGCGGGTCGTGGAGCACGCAGCCATCGGGGTGCTTGGACGAGTCCCCGTAGGCGACGCGCAGACCGGCAACCAGCGAGGCGCGGTCAGTCATGTCCGTCTCCGGCGGCGCCTCGCGATGGTCCCACAGGATGCCTGTCGCACGCGTGCGCCCCTCTGCGGCGGCATTTGCGTACTCGGCCGACTGTTCAGCCACCGACCCCTCGCCGGGAATGTACGCATTGGGCGACTCGACGGTGCGCCCGCCGTTCTTCGTCACGTTCGTGCGCAACGTGTGCGCCAGCCGGATACCGCCGTTGGACTTCGTCCACTCCTCCGTCTGGTCGAGGACGGCGAACACTGCCGGGGCGCCCTTCTGGGTGTGTGCCGAGCTGGTCACCTGTTCGATGCGGCCCCGGCCCGGGAGCATCACCGCGCCGAGCATCGGCTCCAGCCCCGGGTAGTTCGTGATGGCTGGGGAGTCGCTGGAGAGCATCTCCAGCAGCGGCTGCCACGTGTTACGCGTCTGATCCTCAGAGACGGCGGCGATCTGCACCAGCGGAGTGCGTGCGGTGAGCCACGGCCGACCGACTGGCTGACCATCCGAATCCCAGCCGTCGAAGAGGCAGTCGCCGAGGGCCTCGAACGCAGCCAGAGCCCCGAGTAGGGGACTTTTTCCCCACCCGCGTGGTCTTCCGAGCAGTCCGCGTCGATACACGAACTTGCCGGTGGCCGGGTCGAGTGAGTACCAACGCAGGAGGAAGTCCTCCTGCTCGAGCGTGGGCGTGAACGGCTCGTACCAGCCGAGCGCAGGCTGGGCGAGATTGTCGACCATCCAGTCGATTGCGGCCCACCCGAGGGTCGGGATCTCGCCCTCGATCGATGGCTTCCAGGGCATCAGCCCACCACCCTCAGCGGCCCCCTTCGCTCACGGGCGGACGACCGCTCCGGCTTGGAGCGCTTCGCCTCGGCCTCGTCGGCGTTCGCGTAGGTGATGCGCAGCCGCGCGCGATCCTCGGCAGTTGCCCCGAGCTTCGCAACCCGGAGGCGGATCTCCGGCGCCAGACTCACGGCGCCTTGCCAGTAGGCGGCGTGGAGGAGTGCGGTATCGATGAGGAAGTCCCAGTCGGTCGGGCGGAAATCGGCCGCCATCGGCTCACGCCCCCAAGTCTCCCACCAGCGCTTGGTCTGCGCCGGCCACCGCCTGCGGACGAGCTTGCCTTCGGCGTCCGGCAGGTAGAGCGGAGGTAGGTCCGGCTGGGTGACCGGCTCGCACTCGTAGACGCGCTGCGGTGCAGGAGGCTGATTGCGGCGAAGTCGCTGCGATGGATCCTTGGGTGCAGGTCCGCGTCCTGCCATCGGCGATCACCTCCAAAATAGAACAAGCGTCGAACCGAATAGTCAACATTTCACATTCCCAGACCCGTACGCCATCCGAGCGCCTATGCCGTCCGTCTCCCCACGGCCAGGGGGGAGGGGTAACCCCACCCCGGCAGTCGAACGCTCGTGCAATTTCTGCATGCCAAGAAGGGGGGTGCTCACGAAGTTGATGCCATCTTCCGTACCTTCGGTAAAACCCCTACTCCCTTCGTATTTACCTTTTGCCATCTTCGGTGCCATCTTCGCGACGGCGTGTTGCCATCTTCGGAGCAACATCTATTGGCACGTTGTCACTTCCATCGTTCATCCGTACGATGATGCGCGCCGCGACGGCGCGGTCTCGCTCGCCTTCGGCTGGCTGGTAGCGCAGTGCCATCGTCGGCGTCGTGTGCCCGAGTCGGGCTTGGACCTCGCGCACGCTCGCGCCGCTCTGGGCCGCCCAGGACGCGCCGGCGGATCGCAGGTCGTGGGGTCGGAGGTCGGGGCGCTCGATTGCTGCTGCTGCCCGCTTGAAGGCGCGTCTGAGGGTGTCGCTATCCCTTGGCACGCCGGGGATGTGGCCGGGGAACAGCAGGGTGTCCTTGCCGCCGGGGCGTCCGTCGAGGAAGGCCCGGAGTTCGACGACGACGCCGGGGGGCAGGTGGACGGTGCGGCGACTGGCCGGGGTCTTGGGTGGCTTGATCTCGCGGGTCCAAGTCCCGTCGGGGTTCTTGTACTTGGTGACGGCCTGTCGAATGTGCAGTGCGCCTTCCATGAGGTCCACGTCCCTGTGGCGCAGCGCCAGCACTTCCCCGATGCGCAGGGCGCAGACGGCCTCGAGGAGCACGGCCATGCGGTCGTCCCTCTGGCGCTCGGTTGGTGGCACGCCCTCGGGTGCGGTGACCATCTTGCCAAGGAGCTGGGTGAAGTCGTCGAGGGTGAGCGGGTGTGGTTCGCGTTCGCGTTCGGGTCTGCCCGCACCCTTGAGCACGCACGGGTTCTTGTCGATGAGATCTCGCTCCAGGGCATCGGACATGGCCGAGCGCAAGAAGTCGTAGGCGTGCCCTGCGCTCGTCGGGGTCTTGGTGATCTCGGGTAGGTGGCGCCAGTGCTCGACGCGGGCGCGGGTGAGCTGGTCGATGGGCACGCGGCCCAGATGGGGGTTGATGAGGTCTCGCACGTACTGTTCCAGCTTGGCCTTCCATGCGGGTCCCAAAGGCTTGCTGGCGCGCTGGGAGCGCTCGTTGATGATCTTGTCCAGCCATTGGGCAACGGTGGGCACAGGTGCGGTCTCCTCGTCCTTGCGGGGGCGTTCTGGCCCGTCCCAGTCGCCTCGCTCGATGCGGCGTTGTTCGCGGTTCAGCCAGCCTTCGGCGTCCCCCTTGACTGAGAACGTGCGTGAGACTCGCTGCCCCGAGCGGATGCCTTCGACCGCCCAGGGGCGAGGTAGGTGGCTTGGTAGTTGGTGACGCTCTTGCGCTTGCGCTTGAGAATCTTGCCGAACGCTCGACGTGCCAT